ATATCACCTTGTGTTCTTACGTTAAAACTATTTGTACTATAAATGTCTACAGTGCCTTCTTTGCCTAACTCAATATAACTTTGACCATTTGCGTGAATAATGAATAATGTTTGACCATCATCACTCATGGTAATTTGATGACCTAATGCTGTGCGAATTCTTACAAGTTGATTGCGACCAATAATGTCACCGTCATCCATTATAAAACTATGTCCTGCGCGTCTTGCTACAACTTGATATTTGCTTGTGTCGCCCGGGTTCGCAACCTCTTGCGCAATACTATCATCAGTGAATCCACCTTTATAAATTGGGCGTCCAGGTGTACTTACACCCCAACCTACTCTACTACTATTTTCTCTTTGCGCACTTGTATTAATAACGCCGCGAATAGGATCACGAATTAATCCTTGTTGATTGAAAATTGCTGCTGCATAACTATGCACAGGTTTTGCTGCGTCCAAGTATTTTGAAGGTGCTGATGCTTCTTTACTATTGTTGTTTAGGTTAGTTACTGGTAATCTTACGGCACCACCATATCCAGCAGCCTCACCTTCATTCATTAATGTACTTTCAGTACCACCAATTGCAGGTACCATATGCAGTGAATCTGGATCGTACACGCCACCCAAATAATATCCATAATTAGGATCACCATTGATGAAAACACAAACAACTTTAGTTCCTATATCAGGAGGACTATGCCATACACCATAACTAGCAGGATTAGTTTTGTATGTACCAAATCCTGTATTGGGCGGGCTACCTAAGGTTTTTCCATAAAATCCCAATGGGTAGACTGTTTTCCAGTTTTTAGACGAGTTAGAATTTTTTGCATTGCCGTCGGGCAGATAGACTTGTATAGCACCTTGTCGTGTATCATCACTATTGTTTTTTACAATACCATATACAGGCATTGGTATGACGGGTGCCTTACCAGCAGTAGGTGACGCTGATTTTGCTTGTCCCCTAGGTTTAAACTCATCATATGCCATAGCGATTATTTATCCTGTACTTTTAGATATCTGAAACTTCACGGGGTCTTGTTGTTCCTGCAGGTTGCAAATCAAACAAAGTATTTCCTGTAGTTGCTTTTGCTATCGCATCATCGTCAACCACCATTGCAGTCAATGGATTTTTTGTAGGTGCCATTGTTTCTCTGCCGGTAGTTGATGGATTTTGATTATTAAGAGCGGGCTGTCCGGGTGTTGGAGGACCGTACGGCACGACTCCTTGATTAGTTGCGCTTCCTGATGGTGCTGCACCTGAATTTGCATTTTGCGGCGATGTGCCTGCGCGTGTGTCTGTTTCGCGTGTTGCTGAATTGGGGCTAGGTTTAAATCCTGGAAAGGTATTAATATTTAATTCCAGTTGTTGTTCAAATTTACCACTGTTTAATGTACTTTTTACGCTCAACACTACGTAACTTATACCTTTAACAATTTTTTGAATTTCCGGTGTGTAATTAAAAAATGAAAGACGATCATTTAAACTTAACAAACCATTATTAGTTTGTGTGTAAGTTGACCCATCTTCTGTTTTATAATTATAGTCTTGTGCTTCTTTAAAATCGATTTCGATGAAAACTTGTCCTGCTGTTGGATTGATTGTTCCATCTACAGCATAAAATTTTTCATAAAGCGTAGTGCTTGCTGGTGCAGAGTCGGTCATTAAAAAATCAGGATCTCCAAGTATTTTTATAGATGCTTGTGCGACTGATCCAGGATCAGTTAGACTACTAACATAACCTAACGTATTTTGATTTTGATTAGCGTTTAAACCTGTTCTGGCTTCATTTTGCTTGCCGCCCTGTTGTATAGGTGCACCGCCACCCGCTGCTGAACTATTTGGATTATCCGCCGGAGCACCACCAACTACAACATTATAGAAAGCATTATCTAAACTTTGACTATAATTTAATATTTCACTGTTGTTTCCACCAAACCAGTATGTGTATTTTTTATGTGCGCCGTAATACGGTATACCTAAATTACTATAAGGATTTTCAATAAACGGTGTTTCGTAAGTTTGAAATACGTATTTTGTAGCAAAAACAAAATCTTGCGCCTCTTCATCAAAAAATGGATTAGTGCATTCTGCCGATACGCTGTACCATTTAATATTTCGCATTGTTTCTTGCGTAAGTGTTTGGTCTTTATCTTTGTTTTTACTATTTGCTTCATTTGCACTTGTCATAATTTGTTTGAATGCAGATTCAATATAGGTACTGCGTGAAATAATTAATTCAAATGCTTGAAGTATTGAAGTAGATTCTGGAATTAATAGTTTACTGTCGAGGGTATGCGTGAATTTTTTGTTGGTAACTTCGTTCGCTTCCTCTGTAGTTTGTACTGTGCTATTTGGTAATTTGGCTTTATCTATTTCTGACTGCGATACCATTAAAGATTCAAAAATCTCTCCTTTCTTTTTATTATCTTCCCCTACTCCTGCATCGGGACCAATATAACCAAATGTGTAGGTATTTGGAGTTGCATTTTTTCTATTTTTTATAAGTTCTCTTTCTTGTTCATTCATTTGATCGCACATACTTTTAAGCATGTCGCCTACAGTTGCGCCAATTAATGTTCCGCCGTTTTTCCATACTCCTCGTTTCATACCAAACGCTGTACCCGGAGCCATTGTTTGTGCTGTAATATTATAAACTACTGCTTTATCATCTAATCTAAAATTAACCTGAGTAATAGTTATATCATAATATTTTTCAGCGATAGGAGATTTTAAAGGTGAGCCATCTAAATCATAACCAACAAATCTTATACCTAAAACAAAGAACTGTTTTGATGCGTTCTTTAAACCTTTCAATGCTGGACTAACTTGTTTTAAGCCTTCACCTGCTCTAACTAAATTTCCTAAAAAACTAAACCCATAAGGTTCTGTTATTGTAAATGTTATTTCAGTTGTATTTGCCATTGATTCACTTTCTTTGGCAGATATAATTGTATTAATAGTAAGATTATCAATATAATAGTCTAAACCAAATCCAGGTGCGCGTTGTTCGACCGTGTTGTTAATACCACCAGACTGGCAAATAACAAAGTTTCCAGAACCTTTGCTGGTATCTAAAAATTTTCTACCTGATGTTACAAATTTTGTATACCCTTCAGGTGTTACCATATACAATGCAAGATTATAAGTGTAATTAGGATAATTGCCTAATATATTATTAGGTCGTCTACCTGGTGCTGAGATATTTGAGGCAGGGTTGGTGTTTGTAGGTGCTCTTGTAGAGTTAGGTGAGGGGATACTTGGTAATAAACCGTTTAAATCAGGTGCTCCCTGATTTGATCTTAAAAGATTTACAGGACTTAGATCATCCTGTGCTTGTTTTAAAAGTGGTATTAAAGACATGTTATAAACTTAAATATGTTTTTAAAGTATTAAACTGTGGTATGTAAATTCCTATACCTGCTTTAAAATCAAAATAGGGGTCTGGTCCTAATTTGTTTGGATTTCTTGCTGCAAACACCCACCACAATCTGCTATCACTATAAAGGTCATTTGCTAACAAATCGGGTCTATATTCATACACAGCAGGTATAACGTAATAAACATCATCCGGGTTGCTGGGAAATGATCTGTTAGTCATGAAATCAAGAAATTTATTATTAACAATATCTGTTAAAAAATAAGGGCTAGTTGATGGATATAAATTGTTTGTCATTACCAAAATGCTCCCTTATTGTTTAATATTAAATTACCCGTCGCATAATCTGCCAAACTAAATCTGTTGCTTACATCATTTCTTGCAACTACTGGCATTGCAGTAATTTGTAGTGTAATTTTAGTTGGTACATAAGTTGGTAAATAACTTCCCGTATCTAATTCTGCTAGTGGGGTTATACCACCTGGTGCTATTTTAGTTGGGCTTTGAGCCAAACGTAATGCTGAAACTAATTTACCTAGAATACCTGATTTTTTATTTTGTGAGTCTGATGCAATATTAGTAGTATTGCCTGGTGCTAGAGCGCCTAAACTGGCTCTAATATAATCTACGTCGGTTGGCAAAGTATATGTAAAGTTTGTCACTACAAGCGGTTGTCCGCTAAACTGAAATTGTCCTAAACCATACAAATAACACAATGGGGGTGGTATTCCTGGTCTTGGATTTTGATCTTGTCCATAAAACATTTTTGTAACTGAGCGTAAAAAATGTATTACTGATAATATATAATTTGCTTCATTAACATCTTGTGCGGTAAAGTCACAACCTATCGTAACATTTTCTACTGCACTATTTTGATATTGAACAAATTTATAGTTTGTATGTTGTACAGAGGTCTGATCGTAGTTAGCGGAATAAGAAACTTGTATGCTAGGGGTGTATGGAAAAACAATACCATTTGTTGCTTTTAACGGTAATAAAATTCCAGGATTGTCCGCTTTGTACAGATAGTTTGCATTTGGAGCCAAACTAAGTCTAACACGCCAATCACCCTGCTCTGCTAATTGAAATGCCTGTGCTGTCGCAGCAGCCGATCTAGTATTCTCTACCGCACTGTTTATTGAGGGCACTGTTGGGGGTGGATATGCATCTGCCATTTTACTTTCTCTGTATTAAGACATATAAATATACTGTCTGCTAATATTTATCGCACTAAAATCACCGTTTTTTGTAAATTAGGCTTGACAAGTATAGTCAGGTCTTGTATCATTTTTACAACAAGAATCATAAGAGGAACTATGTCTACAGCAAAAAAACCAGTTAATTACTTAAACAATAAAGATATTCTTAAAGAAATCCATGCTAGCAAAACATCGTATTGTTGCTATAGTCGCCAAGAATATCATCAATATGATCTAATCATCGACACTCCAGATAAACCATTAGAAAAAAGTTTGGAATTGTGTCTGAAACCCAAAAACATCAAGGCTGCTAAAGAAGTAAGGGCAGCAAGAATTCTCGCTACTACGGGCGAAGAAGTCAAACTAAAGGACATCCCCGTCACTGATCTAGTATTTCGTGTTATGACATGGGACCATATACCAGTTAGCCCAAAGCAACCACGTAAAATTGTTAAAAAGAAAACCGTTGCAGACATACTAGAATTTGAAGAAACTGAAGAAAACTTGTTTGAAGATTTGGAAGACGATACTACAAAAGATGATGTTGATGACATGGTTCATACGAAAGTTAATTTTCCACCCTTTCAACATTTTAAGATAGATGACAAGAACAGTGTTGTCTGTGTTGGTAAGAGTCACTGGAAAGGTGGTGTCAAAACCGGTGAGTTTAGCAAAGATCATGGTAAACTTACAGATAAACTAGCACGTATGTTCATCATGCTTTGCGAAAAGTATGCTATGAAGTTCAACTGGCGTGGTTACACTTACAATGATGAAATGCGTAATAGCGCAATTCTTCAATTGACATATGTTGGATTACGATTCAACGAAGCCAAATCAGCAAATCCATTCGCATATTATACGGCAGCCATTACAAATAGTTTCTGCCGTGTATTGAATACTGAAAAACGTAATCAAAATATACGTGACGATATTTTAGAGATGAATGGATTAAATCCAAGTTTCACTCGTCAAATGAGTAACACAAAGTTTAATGTTTACGAAGAATAACCAAAAAACTTTAACAAAAACAACAACTTAGATAAAATATATAGATGTCTAATTTATTTAAGAAGGCAGCGGTATTTACTGATATACACTTTGGATTGAAGTCAAACAGTCTTGAACATAATCAAGATTGTGCAGACTTTGTTGATTGGTTTATTACCACTGCTAAGGCTGAAGGTTGTGAGACTTGCTTTTTCTTAGGTGATTACAATCACCATAGAGCAAGTATCAACATTCACACTATGCAATATGGTTTACGCGCCCTAGAAAAACTAAATGATGCATTCGATGTAGTGTATTTCATTCCAGGCAATCACGATCTTTACTATCGTGATCGTAGAGATATTCACAGTGTGGAGTGGGCAAAGCATTTACCTAATATACAAATAGTAAATGATTGGTTTAAAAAGGGCGATGTTGTAATAGCGCCCTGGCTGGTGGGTGATGAATATAAAAAGTTAGCAGGGCTGAGTGGCAAATATTTATTCAGTCATCTGGAACTACCCCGCTTCTATATGAACGCTATGGTTGAAATGCCCGATCATGGCGAGATCAATGATGAACACGTTCAAAGTTTTGAACATGTTTATAGTGGTCATTTTCATAAGCGCCAAGCACGTAAAAACATTTGGTACATAGGTAATGCTTTCCCACACAACTATGCAGATGCGGGTGATGACGCTAGAGGTATGATGATATTAGAATGGGGATGTGATCCTATATTCAAATCATGGCCTAAACAGCCTACATTTCGTGTTTATAAACTAAGTGAGATACTTGAAAATCCAGATGGGTTACTATTGCCAAGAGGCAGCGTAAGAGTACATTTAGACATTGATATTAGTTACGAAGAAGCCAATTATATTAAAGAAACACTTATACCTAAACATCAACTACGTGAGATGGGACTAATACCAATGAAACTTGATCAACATGAAATTGATCTTGCCCCAGGTGAGTTGAAATTTGAGAGCGTTGATCAGATAATAACAGATCAAATTAGTAACATTGAAAGTCAATTTTATGATCCAAAGATGTTGCTAGAGATTTATAGAAACTTATGATTAATTTAAAAAATATTACATTAAGAAACTTTTTGAGTATCGGACAGGTAACACAGGCTGTCAACTTTGACAGCAAAGAACTTACATTGATCCTTGGAGAGAATCTTGATCTAGGTGGCGACGGTGCACGTAACGGTACTGGTAAGACCACGTTGATCCAAGGCCTAAGTTACGTACTGTTCGGTACTCCAATTAATCAAATACGCAAAGACAATCTAATCAATCGTACTAACGGTAAGGGTATGATGGTTACACTTGAGTTTAGTTGTAATGGTATTGATTACAAAATTGAACGCGGTCGTAAACCAAACATTCTTAAGTTTTATGTAGATAACAAAGAAGAAGAATGTGTAAATGATGCGCAGGGCGAAAATAAAGAAACACAAGAACATATTGAACGTGCTATTGGTATGACACCCGATATGTTCAAACAAACTGTGGCATTGAATACATACAGCGAACCTTTCTTAGCCATGAAGGCTAATGATCAACGTAACATTATTGAACAGTTGCTTGGCATCACATTGCTTTCGGAAAAAGCAGAACTCATCAAAGAGAAAATTAAACAAACTAAAGATAGTATAACCGAAGAAGAATACAAGAACAAAGCAATCGAAGAAGCAAATAAGAGAATACAAGAGCAAATAGAAAACCTTAAACGACGAGCAAAGTTGTGGGATGTCAAGCATACTGAAGATTTGAATAAGTTAACGGAAGACCTTGAAGAATTACAGAAATTAGATATTGAAGCAGAACTTCAAGGACATAAAGATTTGGCTGCATATAATCAGCGCAAGAAGGATCATGCGGATATTGATAAAAGTATAAGCAGAACTGAGACCGATTTAACTAAAGAACAAAAGAATTTAAAGAAAGTTGAAGCAGAATTATCGCAGTTAGCCGAACACAAGTGCTATGCTTGTGGGCAAGATTTCCATGATGAAAAACATGCTAATGTTCTTGCTGAAAAAGAAAAAGCAAAGAAAGAAAGTAATAAAGCCATACGAGAACACACAACCTTCTTGTCAGAACTAAATGCGGCAAAAGAAGCACTAGGTGCTATTGGTAAACAACCAAAACTATACTATGATACAGAACAAGAAGCGTTCCAACATCGTAGTTTAGTTGATAGCCTTGTCAAGGCCATTGATGAAAAGAGTCGTGATGTAAATCCATATACAGATCAAATTACTGAAATGGAAAGTCAAGCATTACAAACAATTAATTTTGATAAGATAAATGAACTCTCGCGCATTAATGATCATCAAAAGTTTTTACTAGATTTGTTAACCAGCAAAGATAGTTTCGTCCGCAAGAAGATTATCGATCAAAATCTAAGTTACCTCAATGCAAGGCTCACACACTACCTTGACAGAATAGGCTTGCCACACCAAGTCGTATTCCAAAACGATCTTTCTGTAGAAATTACAGAATATGGTCGTGAATTAGATTTCGATAATCTTTCTCGCGGCGAACGCAATCGATTGATACTTGGTCTATCATTTGCATTCCGTGATGTATGGGAAAGCCTATACAGCCCAATCAATACACTATTCATTGATGAATTGATTGATAGTGGTATGGATAGCATTGGTGTTGAAAATAGCATGGCTATTCTCAAAGACATGTCTCGCAATCGTAGTAAGAGTGTATGGCTTGTTTCACATCGTGAAGAACTTGCCGGTCGTGTACCAAGTGTACTCAAAGTCATAAAAGAAAATGGCTTTACAACTTATAGTACCTCATCAGAATTAGAATGATTGATATTTTACACATTGAGTCAACCGACGCATGTAATGCTGCTTGCCCACAATGTGCCCGTGAGTATGATACCAACTTTGACAAAAACAATTTACATCATTTAACCGTTCAGCAAATTTTAAATTGTATAGATAGTGACACTATAAGCAAACTTAAAAAAATGTTTATGTGCGGCGATTACGGTGATCCTGCTGCCGGAAAGCATACATTAGAAATTTATGAGTATTTTAGATTTTTAAATCCACAAATTACATTAGGTATGAATACGAACGGTGGATTACGAAATATAGAATTTTGGACAAAATTAGGTAAATTATTAAGCGATCCGGAAGATTTTTGTGTGTTTAGTATTGATGGCTTAAAAGATACTAATCACATTTATAGAGTTAATGTCAATTTTGATTCTGTAATTAATAATGCCAAAGCATTTATCAATGGGGGCGGTAACGCACATTGGGATATGTTAATATTTCAGCATAATGAGCATCAGATTAATGAGGCTAAAGAGTTAGCAAAAAGTTTAGGGTTCAAATATTTTAGAGCAAAGGTTAGTAAAAGATTTGACAATCATCCAATTTCATTTTTAAAACCACCTAAAAATTATACAATAGAAAATATTAGTGGTGAGATTGATTGCCAAGCATTAAAAGATAAAAGTCTTTATATTTCTGCTAAGGGTATTTTACATCCCTGTTGTTGGTTAGGATATAGTGATGGCGTTAATATAAATCATTTTGACAAAGTTAAAGACTCTTGGAATACTAATAATCCTAATATCATTTGTAAAAATACTTGCGGGACAATAAACGGGCAAAACAATTTTACTAACCAATGGCGCATAGAGGAAAAACTATGTTAGCACCATGGCATTGGCATATTGAAATAAGCAGTAAGTGTACATTACAATGTCCGCGTTGCGCACGTAGTGAGGTGCCAGATAGTTTAATCAACACAGAACTAAAATTAGATTTCTTTAAGAAAAACTTTACTATGGGTTTCATTGCTACAAAGTTACATAAAGTAACATTTTGCGGTGATGACGGTGATCCAATCTATGCGCATGATCTAATACCTGTCATACGTTATCTTAAATCGGTACGTGATGTGGCAATTGTTATAGTCACCAATGGCAGTTATAAAAAATCTGAGTGGTGGGCTGATTTAGGTCGTGCGTTAGACGAAAATGATGAAGTACATTTCAGTATAGATGGTTACGATCAAGCCAGTAATGAACAGTATCGTGTTAATAGTGATTTTGAAAGTATAATGTTAGGTGCTAAAACATTACGACAACATAGTAAATGTTATATGACTTGGGCTGCTATTGCTTTTAAGTTTAATGAAAACCATTTAGATACTATGAAAGATATGGCTAAGCAATTAGGCTTTGATAATTTTCAATTAACAAAAAGCACTAAGTTTGGTAGTAAGAATAGTTTATATGGTGTTGATGATGCACTTGAACCAACAAATAAAAATTTAATTAGTTCCTCACATAGATTTCAACGTGAGTCATTTAAGTTGTCAGAAAGAGAGTTAAATTTACGTTATGTAAAACATAATGAAAAATTATATGATGAGGCTGCTGAAATTAACGGAATTAAACCAATCTGTCACATAGGTAATAAAGGATTGTATATCAACAGCAGGGGTGAGTTTTACCCATGTTGTTGGGTAGCAAATCGTTATGGTCATAATAAAAAATGGTTAGAGATTGCTAAAAATTATAATTTGCACGAAAAAAATTTAGAAGATGTTATTACAGATGAATTTTGGGATAAAGACTTTTTACAAGGTAGCATGGAGTGCGCAACAAAGTGCGCAGTACATGTAGTTGATAAAAATTATGCCACTGAATGGTAAGAATACATATAGTCATGCCTAGTCCACAGAAACAAAAAGGATCCAGTTTTGAACGTGAAGTTGCTACTTTTTTAAGTAGTCTTTACGGTGAAAGTTTTATTCGTGCTCCGGGTTCAGGTGCGTATGTGGGCGGTAAGAATCAACAGCGAACTCAAATTCTACACGAAGGGCAGATTCGTAGCTTCAAGGGAGATATTGTTCCAGGACAAAATTTTCCAAGATTCAATGCTGAGTGTAAGTCATATGCAGACTTTCCATTTCATCTTGTATTAGGCGGGGATTGTAAAGTTCTTGACGGTTGGCTACAACAAATGATGGATGTAGCAGAACCTAATGATTTTAATGTATTGTTTATGAAATTTAATCGCAAGGGTCGTTTCGTGTGTGTAGAAAGCAAATACACATGGGTTACCGATCAATTTATGTATTATACTAGTACTAAATTGGGCGATTGGTTAATCATAGATTTTGATCACTTTTTTAAATTAAATAAAGACTTATTCAAAGCATACTCTGGCTCAAAAGACACCACGTCTAACACAGTTACAATATCAACAAATACTTCAACAGTTCAGGCTTAAACAATTCGTTTGATAGGGGTTGCCCTATCCTCCTTGAGCAAGTCTAGTTTACTAGTTACCTGCGGATTCTGGAGTAAAGACACGTATTATATGTGTCGGATACCGAGTGGGCAATCGACAGGTTTGCGAACCCACAATGAGTACATATCTTATTTCGTTTTGCGGATATGTAACATGCGTTGCAGTAGATGAGAGTCTACAACTACAGTCCATAAACTTTACAGTGCAACCGGTAGCATATGTCAGCACAACAGGCTAGATATATGGGAACAAACGACATGGGTGATGGGCAGGCAAGTCCAACTTATGGTAGTGCTGTAATAGCACTACCATGGATTCAAAGCGGCAAGTAATCTAAATCCTTATAAAATAAAAATACTGAGTGAGCGATAGCGAACGAAGTGTTGTCCGAAGGACAACCATAAAATTAAAAGAACGGTAATTGTGAATTCTTAGTAGTTTCCAAATTTTCTTCAATGATTTCGTTGATAGATTTTCTTTCTTGGTCGCTCATATTAAGTACATCCTCATATGATACACCGCCGCGCATATACCAACTCATGGTAAGCGCGTTCTTTTTTATTGTATTAACGTCTTGTTCGAATTGGTCTATAAGCTTCTTAATTTTTTCCGGAGTACCATTAAGAAGCGTTAACCGAAAAAATCTGTTGGGTTAATAATGTATTCTTGCTTATATGCAGTAGAACATTCTGTGCAAGTAATGTCTAATGGTTTTGTCTCTGCTGTAGCGCGTAATTTTGCATTATAGTCGCGCATCAAAATATAATCGTCCTTATTACAGTTTTGTAGGAATTCCATAATAAATGGTTTTTCAGTTACAATAGTCTCAGGAGTTCGTATATATTCAATCGCTATTGTAACGAGTTCCATAGTCAATGCAGTGAGGTTACGTAATGCTTGCTCACTTAATTTTGTTTTTTCATCTTCTGTTTCTGCTAGCTCAATCTTTTTAAAGATTTTTTGTACGTCTAACTGAGCCAAATTTGCTTTATTCATTTCGCTGAAAACAAGAGGTCTAAATTTTACCTTAAGCGTGCCGATTGGTACTTCTTCATCATAATTTCCACAAACCATGGTGTTTAAGATATTGGTTAGAGATATGCTATAAGTTGCTCGGTGTTGACAATTTGGACACATAGTGTCTATATCAAGTTTATCTTCACCTGACGCTGTACGGATAGCCAATAGAATTGCGTCAATGTCACAATTTTGTACCAACCAAGGATCTTTAATATCGGGTATACAACTTTTAATAATATCCGTTACAGCAGTACCGTTGAATAAAGCGTCTGGAGTTTTGCTAGTGATTTCGTCAATCGCTGTCATTGGATAGACGGGCAATTCACCAGTTGGACTCAATTTTAGTGAACCTTCGGGATATCCTTTACCACCGCTTGGTAGTTTAAAATATACACTAGGACGACGAAAGTATTGTTTTAACGGGTTATTAACCATAAATTTAATCCTCTTTAAAAAGTGGGTATTACTGGGTACTAAATAGTATTGATATTTAGTGAGTGTAAAAATGGCGGGAGAAAATCCACTAACTGCTGAAGAACTAGCACAGCTTGCGCAAGCCTTTTCCGGCTTGACTTCCAGCGGCTCCACACTCGCCGCTCAAATGCAAAAATTGGGTATTGCACTTAATGATGCTAGAGCAAAAGCCGAAGCAGAAGCAAAAGCTGAAGAAGCAAGAGCAAAAAAAGCAGAAAATTTAGGCAATGCCTTTAATACTGCAAAATCGGCTACACTTGGGCTAGCGCAGTCGATTGCCGCTGCTGATCAAAGTTTTCAAAAATATGGTACTGCACTTAAAGGTGGTGCAGATGCCATTTATAATTTAACTAAGAATGCAGGTGCAGGTGCACAGGCTGCCGGTAGAGCAGCACAAGCCATGGCATTGATGGCTGACCAAGTTTTTAAACAAACAGACAGAATTGTAGGTGGTTTTGACGCTTTAGCAGAAGTAGGTGGTGCTGCAAGTACTACGGCAGCAGAAATGCAAGAGGCTGCTGAAAAGGCAGGGATCTCAAGTTTCCAACTTCAAAGTTTAGGAAAAAATGCAGCACAATCTGGACAAGCGTTAGTAGCACTGGGCGGCAGTACTGGTGAAGGATTTAGAAAGTTAGCCGATATTACTGGTAGAAATTTACAAAACTTTCGTAAGTTAGGACTAAGTCAAGAAGAAGCAATAGAAGCATCAGCAAAGTTAACTGATCAGTTTGTAAAATCAGGTGTTGCGTTTGGTAAAACTCCTGAGCAAATGGCTAAATCTTCTAAAGAATATATTGAGAACATGCAAGCATTGTCCAATATCACTGGACAAACACGCAAAGAACAAGAAAGGGCACAAGAAGAAGCAAGAAGTAACGCACAGTTCCAGCAATATCTTTTTGATCTAGCACAGAAAAGAGAAGCAGCATTAGCATCAGGTGATCAAGCAAAGGCTGATGCATTAGAAAAACAAATCAATAATTCTAAACAATTAGCCGCCTCAACTGCAAGTATGGGTAAAACAGTACACACTGCAACCATGCAAGCGTTGGCCAGTGGCGGCAAGGTGATGACAAGGGAAATTGCCCAAGCACAAAATATGGGTATAGGTTTAAACAAAGCCGCCCAAGATATTGCTGCTGGGCAAAAAGCAACCGCAGTTGCTGCAAGATTGCAGGACGAGAATGCTGCTGGACAAAAGAAGATTAATTCACAATTAGGAGAGGCAATAAGATACGGCGGCGAAGCTGTTCAAAATTCCCTTGGCATGACTCAAGAGCAACGCGAGGCTGCATTGGCCACTCAAACAGCTATAGAGTCATATAATAAACAACATGAGGACGAAATTAAGAAAGGTAATCTCAGAGCTGTTAAGAGCATGGCTGAACTTAATGAGATTAGAGAAAAAGAAAGCAAAGGAAAAAAAGATGATGTAATGGACGCAAAAGCTGAAGCAGAAGCAGCAGAGCGTAAAGGTCAGCAAATATTTGATAAAGTTATTAAAATTTTTAATCCTTTCTTAAGCGGCGGATTACTTTCAGCAGCAGCATTTACAGCACTAGGTTTATCAGCAGCGTTTGCTACTAAAAAATTATATGGCATGGGCGGTGGCGTTGGAATACCCGGAGTCCCCGGCACTGTTCGCGGCGCAGGTGGTGCTGCCGGAGACGCTGCCGGTAAGGCAGGCGCAGGTTTAGGTAAAGGATTAGAGGCATTAGGCGGTGGTGCAGGTAAGGGATTAGGTTCTTTACTAGAAGGTGCTGCAAAAGGTATAGCATCATTCGCCAACCCAATGGTTGTTGGAGGTGCAGCAGCCTTTGGTACTGCTATTGGATTAATTGGAGCAGGGATTGCAGGTGCGTCATGGTTGTTGGGTAAAACCTTACCAACACTTGCAGATGGATTTAATTCGTTTACAAAAATTGATGGCGACAGATTAATTAAGACAGGTAAAGGCATACTTGAATTAGGCAAAGGTATGGCTGTGTTTGGTGCTGGTGGTGCAGCAGCAGGCATTGGCGGCATCATTTCAAGTTTTACAAAATTGTTTGGCGCAAAAAGTCCTATTGACCAATTCGAAGAATTTACTAAACGTGATATTAATATAGACAGAGCAGAAAGATTAACTAATGCATTTGCTAATTTTGCAAGTGCCGCTGCAGGTAGACCTTCAGCAGGTGGTGGCGCTGGCGGAGGAGCAAGACCAGGAGGTGCAGGTGGAGGTGGAGGTGCAGGAGCAGGGGGTGCTGTAGGTACAGCAGCAGTAAAACCACCTACAGCAGCAGGTGGAAAAGCCCTGCCTAATGCAGGTGGAGGTGGAGGTGCAGGAGCAGGGGGTGCTGTAGGTACAGCAGCAGTAAAACCACCTACAGCAGCAGGTGGAAAAGCCCCGCCTAAAGCAGGTGGAGGACCTTCACAAGCAGCACCGGCAAAACCCGCAATAGGCGGTGGCGGTGGCGGAGGTGGTGCACCGGCTCAACCTGCAGGTGGTGGCGGTGGTGGTGACGGTATCACTTTAGCAGCAAATTTCATTACTAGCGAGGAAGGATTACCTAAAGGCGGTAAAGCATATTGGGATCCTTCGGGACAAACCAAACTTGTCTCAGTGGGTTATGGTCACCAAATTAAAGATGAGGAATATAGTCAAGGTTTCATTAACGCAGGTGGAACAAAAATTCCACTTAAAGGTAATCGCGGTATAGACACTGTATTGACTAAAGAACAAGCTACAGCGTTGCTTGCTATGGACCTACCTAAATATACCGATAGTGCCGCTAAACCTTTAAGCAACCAATGGAACAAATTAGCAGCAGAACAAAAGGCTGCTTTAACATCATATGCGTATAATACAGGTACAACAAAAAGTCTAGTAAATGCAGGTTTACTTGATGCTATTGCTGCCAAAAATTCAGCATTAGGCGGCAGTATTATAGCAGAAAAAGGAATTCACACAGCGGGCGGTAAACCAAATGCTACATTAAAACACAGACGAGAAAAAGAAGGTGCATTGTTTGCTTCAGCACAAATTTCGGCAGCAGATGGTGGTATAGCAGAGGGCCCAATGTCAGGTTACCCTGCGGTATTACACGGTAAAGAAATGATTACCCCATTGAAGCCCAATTCGAAACTTGAAAGATTATCTCAAACAGCAGCAAATGAAAGTTCAGGTGCAGTTATAAGTTTTGAAAAAATTATACAACGTATATCAGATCAAAACGCCATGTCAAATGCAAGTTTAGCCAGTAAATTGGATCAGATGATACATGTATTGGAAGGTAGTCACAATACACAACAAAAATTACTACGTGTATCACGTTGATAACTATAAATACTTGCTGAGATAATAAAATGCCACTAACCAAACGATTTTTAAACAAGTCAGGTGTTGCTAGCCCTATTAGCGGTGGCAATAGTAATTCGGGAGCATGGAACAGTAGCCCTATAAACGGTGGAGGCTCTAATAATAGTTTAGAGTGGAGTTTCCGTAACTACATGAGTAGACTTCCAGAAGTCTATACAGGTCATCCAAATCGTATTGAACGTTATAATCAATATGAAATGATGGACGTTGATGCTGAAATTAATGCATGTTTAGATATAATCTCAGAATTTAGCACACAAATTAACGATCAAAATGGCACACCATTCGCATTAAAATTTTTAGACGATCCTACTCCACATGAAGTAGAAATATTAAAGCAACAATTACAGCAGTGGTGCAATCTTAATGAATTGAATCATCGTTTGTTTAAGATGTTTCGTAACGTGATTAAGTATGGTGATCAAGTATTTGTACGCGACCCAGAAACATTTAAGTTATTTTGGGTTGACATGGTTAAAGTTATTAAAGTCATTGTAAACGAAAGTGAAGGGAAACTTCCAGAACAGTATGTATTAAAAGACTTAAACATAAACTTACAAAATCTTTCAGTAGCACAGAAAACAAATACTGATTTCGCCGCTAATCCAGCAACAGGCTTAGGCGGGAGCGGTGGCGGCACGAACACTCCATATACCGTTCCTGCTATGCCATATAATACATCAGGTAGCAGATTTACTTTAGGTCAAAGTGAAAGTGCGATTGATAGTAAACATATAGTACATTTAAGTTTGACTGAAGGTCTAGATCGTTTTTGGCCATTTGGTCAGTCAATATTAGAAAACGTCTTTAAAGTTTACAAGCAGAAAGAATTGCTTGAAGATGCTGTATTGATCTATCGTGTACAACGTGCACCAGAACGCAGACTCTTTAAGATTGACGTTGGTAACATGCCAAGTCATATGGCTATGGCTTATGTTGAGCGTATTAAAAATGAAATCCACCAACGTAGAATTCCAAGTCCATATGGTGGTCAATCAATCGTAGATGCTACATATAATCCACTTTCAATGAACGAAGATTACTTCTTCCCAGTCACCGCAGACGGCCGCGGATCATCAGTAGAAGTTATGCAAGGTGGACAGAATTTAGGTGAGATTGACGACCTACGTTATTTCAACAATAGATTAGCACGTGGTCTACGTGTACCAAGTTCATATCTACCAACTGGTCCAGACGATAGTGAACGTATTATGACTGACGGCAAAGTTGGTACAGCATTGATTCAAGAATATCGTTTCAATCAGTATTGCGAACGTTTACAAAGTTATATGGCACGCACACTTGATGAAGAATTCAAGCTGTTCTTGCGTTGGAGAGGGTTTCAAATTGACAGTGGATTATTTAAATTAGAGTTTAATCCACCACAGAACTTTGCAAGTTATCGTCAAAGTGAATTGGATACAGTTCGTGCTAATAATTTTAACACAGTACAACAATACCCATATATCAGTAAGCGTTTTGCATTAGAACGTTTCTTAGGATTGACTGAAGAAGAAATGGCTAAGAACGATAAGATGTGGCGCGAAGAAAATCAAGAAGAACAGTTAGATAAACCAGTGGGTAAGGATCTACGTAGCGTTGGTGTGTCAATGAGTGATATATCGGGAGACGAAGAAACAGCAGAACAATTGGAGACCCCACCTGAAGAAGGAGCACAGGGACCCGAAGTAGCAGGTCCAGTGTCAGCTGCACCACCAGGTGGAGCCCCTGAAGCAGGCGGCGCAGCACCAGCACCCGCAACTCCCGGCGGCGTAGCATAAATATTCTTATGAACCTTTTTGAAATGTTTGACCCTCCAGTTGCAGGATTGCAAGACGTTACGCAAGACAACAGCAAACCTCAATGGGGAACAAGCCGTAAAACCAAACTTACATTAAAGCAAATACGCCACTTGCGTAAGATGCTAGATGTACGCAATTATGAAAAGAAAATGAGTTTGGAAAATATCCGTAAACAGTACGGCGCAGCATCGCAACCGTCTGCTGGACCATAAAAAACACCAAAAACGTAAAAAAATCGCACTTATTGAGTACTTTTTAGTGCTATGCACTAAATAATTCTACAAAGCCATTTCTATCAAGGAGAACTTATAATGGAAAACAAGAAATTTGAAACTCTCATTGATCTTATTATCAATGAGAATGAAGAAAAAGCCCGTGAATTATTTCACGAAATCGTAGTCGAAAAGTCACGCGAAATCTATGAGAATATCATGGATGAAGAAATGCATGACGAAGAAGCTGTAGAAGAAGGCGATTCAGTTGGCGGCATGCTAGACGAAATCGAAGTCGAAGAAACAATGTCAGAAGATGACGATGCAACAGCAAAATTCGATGACGAAGCTGAAGAAGCAGGCGACGATTTAACTCATGATATGGAAGACGAACACGACGAAGGCGACAAGGTTGAAGACCTAGAAGATCGCGTAGTTGATGTTGAAAACGAACTAGACGAATTAATGGCTAAGTTTGAAGAAATCATGGGCGGCTCAGAAGATATGGGCGGCGAAGAGGAAGAAGAAGTATCCGTAACTGACGAAGAAATGATGGAAGCATCAGACGATGAAGAAGATGCTATCGAAGAATCAGAAGAAATGATCGAAGAAGCAGTCACTTTGAAGAAAGTTTCTGTAACTCACGGTGATAACGGTGCAAACACTAAGAGCCCAGCACTTCACGAACCAAAAGTTAAGACAGCAGGCGTAAAGCCAGTTAAGTTCAGCGGCGATAGCGAAGCTGTACCAACTGGTCCAAAGGGTCCTAAGGACTATTTGACAAAGGGTGAGGGCAACCTACCAGGCGCAGGCAACTTTAAGAATGTCCCAGGTAAGGACAATTTTAAAGAAAAAGGCGATTCAGCACCTAAGCCAGTAACTTCACAGGCATCAGGTGTGAACACTAAGAGCCCAGTGAGCAAGGGCTAATTAAGAGTAACTTGGAGCAATGGCTTTGTATCTCAAGGAACACTTAACGTTTGATAGAGCAAACATGGTCGTTGAATCTGTTTCCGAACAGGGCAATGACTTAAAGACCCTCTACATGAAGGGTATCTTTATTCAAGGCGGGGTAAAGAACGCAAATGAGCGTGTTTACCCCGTTTCTGAAATTGAAACTGCTGTTGATACGTTAAACAAGCAGATACAAGAAGGTTACTCCGTACTAGGCGAAGTCGATCACCCTGACGATCTAAAAATTAATCTTGATCGTGTAAGCCATATGATTACTAGCATGTGGATGGACGGGCCAAACGGCTTTGGCAAATTAAAGATTTTACCAACTCCAATGGGTCAATTAGTAAAGACTATGTTGGAGAGCGGTGTGAAACTAGGCGTATCAAGTCGTGGTAGCGGTAACGTGAGCGATCTTGATGGCAAGGTAAGTGATTTTGAAATAATCACTGTTGATATAGTCGCACAACCAAGCGCACCTAATGCATATCCAAAAGCAATTTATGAAAGCCTCATGAATATGAAGCATGGTCATAAAGTGCTTGAAGTAGCAAGAGAAGCAAGGGGCGACAAGAAGGTACAAAACTATTTGGCTGAGGAAGTAAAACGCCTCATCAAAGAGTTGAAAATAAAATAATAGGGGAACACGCATGTTAGATGCTATCAAACCATTACTTGACAGTGGTTTAATTAACGAAGATGTTTCCAAGTCTCTTAACGAAGCTTGGGAAATCAAGTTGAATGAAGCCAAAGAACAAGTACGTGCAGAACTACGTGAGGAGTATGCACAAAAGTATGAGCATGACAGAAGCGTGATGGTAGAAGCCCTTGACAAGATGTT